CTCGTGTTTATGAGTGGTCTAGGTTCTGTCTTCTCACCGCACGCGGTGGATGTCAGCCGGAAAAACTCTTTCGCGAAACACCACATACTTAATTTCAACGACGTTCTGGAGGACACGGGCGTCGACCCGCTCGACGTTACTCTTGAGATGGGGTTCGTAATCGGGTGGACGCTCGCACCAGCCAAGTCGGTTCAGATGCTCTCTAATTACATGGACGCTAAAGTTCCCGCACCGCTCATTGTCGGCAACGTTCCGGTCGGGCGCGGTATCATGTCGATGTTTGTGGTCGAGTCGATGAGCGTCAAGGTAACGAAATTTGTTGGGGCGAACCCCGCGGTAGCAACCGCCAGCGTCAAACTGATCGAGTACGCGCCCGCGCCTAGTCCCCTCACCAGTTTTCTATCGAACCCGGCCGGCGCTTTAGGCGGGGTTGCCACTACTGCAGTGTCGGCCGGGACTTCCTTTATTTCTTCGATCGGTCTCCCTGGTCCACGAGCCATCTTCGGTTCAATCGCGTCCCTCGGGCAGAGCGTGCGCAATTTCCCGACACCTAGTTTCCCGGTCCCGCACTTACTTGGTTAAAATGCCTTCGACTCTCCAAATCTCTAATTTCACGGCGCTGGTCGGAAACCGGCTCTGGAATCTCCAAGGCGACTTCCAGTTCAATTTCGATGTTACGGCCAACACGGTAGGTGAGGTCTTGCAAAATATTTTCAACACGATGCAGGTCCGCTACGGTACCCAACGGCTTCAGCGAACGTTCGGACTCGAGATGAACTGGATTGATATGCCGGGGAATTTCGCGACGCTCCAATTGCAAGTCGCTGTGCTGAATGCGGTTTCGTACTGGGAACCGCGAGCCAAGTTTAACACGATTCGGTTCGCGCTTGACCCGACGACGATTATTGCTGGCGTCTACTCGTTCTACTGCGAGCTTTCGATCAACCTCGACATCCAGATTAACGCCGCGCTCTATACACCGTCGCCGGCCGCGCCTGTGTGGGTAATTGATGGACCGCTGGACGGCACGCCGAACGCCGCGACCGCCCAGCTTCAGAATCTAATTGTCTGAGCGTAGTTAGCGGTACTAGTGGCTAAGCCAGACCCATTCTCCGGACTACCCGATATAATCTTCGCCCAGATCGACCCGGTGGCGCTTCAGCAAGCCGTTATCACCGGGTTTCAAAAAGCCTGGCTGGCCGATACGGGCGAGGCGTTAGTCCTATTACCAAGCGACCGGCGATACAATTTCCTTTCTAGCGCAACGGCGTGGCTGATCGGTGCTTACGCGACAGTTGACCAATCGGCCAAGCAAAACATCATTGCGTATTCCAGTGGCGGGTTTCTGGATAATATTGCTGCCTTTTACAATACGACCCGGTTGCCGGCCTCCGCTGCTACGGCACAAATGTCTTTTACGCTTTCGGCGAGCAGTACCGGCGTTTCGACGATCCCCGCTGGGACTCAGATCGCGAGCGCCTTGAGCGGCCTAGTCTTCTCAACGGTTAGCGATCTCGATATCCCGGCCGGGACGCTCGGCGGTAACGTCGCCGCCAATTGTTTAACCGTCGGGACGATCGGAAACGGGCTGCCGGTTGGTGATGTCCATAACCTCGTCAATTGGAGTGGCGCTTTTGTTATCTCAGCCAGTAACACCGAAGCAACGACTGGCGGAGCTGAGATCGAGACTGACGCTGCTCTGCGGGTGCGGTTGCTTGACGCGACCGATTCGTTCAGTCCCGCCGGACCCAAAGGCAGGTACAAGTACTACGCGGAGTCGGTTTCCGCGTCGATCTCTGACGTGAGTGTGATGGGGCCAGAGGACGGACTGGCACCCGGCAATGTCACCGTAACGGTTTTACTCCAAAACGGTACGTGGCCGAACCAGGCTTTGCTTGACCAAGTTTATTCTGCTCTCAACGCGGACGAAGTGCGGGATTTGTGCGCCCAGCTGACGGTCGGCGCACCCTCGGGCGTCCCGTACTCGGTTAGCGTCCAGTACTGGATTGATCAAACCCAGGAAAACAACGCCATTAATATCCAAACAAACGTTAAAAACGCCGTGACCAATTGGATGAAAGGCGTTCAAGGAGCGCTTGGAGGGGCGATTGTTCCCTCCACACTCTCGGCCGCGGTTATGGGTGCTGGGGCGAGCAGCTGTATTGTTGACGAACCTTCGGCCAGAATCCCGCTCCAGCTTAACCAAGTCGGTGTCATTGTGGATGATCCGCTCGTTAGCTACCAGGGGCTCGAAGTCGATAGCCAGGTTTAAAGATGGACCGGCAAACGACTACTTCGTTTCTCTATTACCTGTCGCCGGCCTTGCAAAAGGACCAGTTTTTTAAGGCGCTCGCCCAAACGCTCGACCCGCTCTTACAAGATTACCTCAAGACTATTCCGGTTAACCAAGTGCTCTGCAGACTCGATAACCAACCGCCGGAGGTGCTCGACCTGCTCGCGGTGTACCATTTCGCGACTGACGGGTACGATACGGACTACGAGTACGGTACGAAGCTAACTCTGGTTCAGAATTCCATTATCAACAAGATTCGCAAAGGCACCCGCGCTGCGATCGAGAGCCTGCTCTCAATCGCCTTCGCTTCGACTGCGGAGATTATCGAGTGGTGGCAGGACGACCCGACCGGGACGACCGTTGAACCGAATACTTTCCGGATCCGGATCGATCCCGCCCAATTAATTGATGAGGCCAACATCGAGGCGATGACGCGGCTAATCATCAAAATGAAGAATGCCCGGAGTTGGTTAAGTGGAATTTCGTCGCTTGCCACGGCCGACAAAGGGACGCTGTATCTCTCGGGCAACGTTACCCTCTACGATTCCCACGTCTTGCCTTACACGCCGAAGATCCTTTGACGTAGTTAGTACCCGCCATGGCTTTCTCCGCCGTTACGATAACTAATCAGGGGCTCCAAGCCATTAATACGATTTTGAGTACGGGCGGGACGTTGGCATTTACCGGAGCCGACGGCGGAAGCGGTTATCCATCCGGGGCGGATGATCCGAAGACCTTCACCGCACTCAAAGCTTTTGTGATGCCGGCAACGCCGACGAGCGCCAACAACACGGTTCTTTATCAGTCGACCTATAAGATCAACTTTTCGAGCGCCAATGCGCCCTCCGAGTTTCAGCTGAACGAGATCGGGCTCTGGTACTCGCTGAACGGCGGGACCCCGTTTCTCTTCGGTTATTCGACGACCGGCTCAGCGACCGGGGACATTATCACGCCGACCGGTTCCACTAACGCGGTCGAAAAAGATTACGTCATCCCGATCGTTTATTCGCAGAGTGTGCCCGTCTCAACGGATGCCACATTGACCGGGACGACCGAGTTGCACGCTTCGACGCATCTCCCGAGCGGGACTGACCCGATCCCGATCTCTAGTTCGACGATCGGCGGGCTAACGCCCAAGACCAACGCTAACTCGGCTCAAGTCCTCGTTGGAAGTGCAACCGCCGCTTGGGGCGCGATTCCTTTACACGCGCCGACCCATCTCGATACGGGCACCGATCCGATCCCGGTTTCAGCAACGACCCATACCGGGCTCTTGCCGCGTCTGAGCGGGAACGCCGACCAGCGATTAGACGGCACGGGCGCTTGGAGCGCGAGCCATCCCGCGGGTGTGGTGCTCGATTATGCGGGCCCTAACCCGCCCTCTGGCTGGCTCATGTGCGACGGTCAAGCCTATTCAACCGCTGCTTATCCTGCCTTGTTTGGAGCGATCGGGTACATGTACGGCGGAAGTGGCGGGACGTTTAACGTGCCGGATTGCCGTGGTAGGGCAACGGTGGGCGCAGGTGCCGGACCGGGCCTAACTAACCGGGGACTAACCGCAAAAGGCGGGGAAGAAAACCATGTGTTAAGCGGGAACGAATTAACCTACCATAATCATGGCATAAACGATCCAACTCATGCTCACGGTGTGGCTGACCCGACCCATGCTCACTCGCTGGCGCAGAACCCGCATACCCACGGTATCTCTGACCCTGGACATGCCCACTCGATCAGCGATCCCGGACATGCTCATTCCGTCTATGATCCTGCACATTATCACGCCTATATTAACCCGGTCGGAGAAGGTCTTTATGTTAGCCTAAATGCGCCAGGGTACGGGAATGCAATCTACGGGCCGAAAGGCGGGACTAACACTAGCTCTAACCCGAGCGGGATCGGGATCTATGCGGCGGGTACGGGTATTGGCATTTATGCGGCCGGAACGGGGATCTGGACTAATGGGGCCAACGCGAGTCTTGGCGTTTACGGTGCCGCTACCGGGATCGGGATTTACGGAGCCGGGACGGGTGTCTCAGTCCAGTACGCCGGGGGTAACTGGGGCCATAATACGATGATGCCCTTTATTGCGCTCAACAAAATCATTAAGACCTGAGATGATCCACTACAAAATTGATTTGCTTAATGACGAAGAACTAGCCGCGTTCGCGCTCAAGGCAGGCGACGTTCTAACTCTGGATGTTCCGGATGCGAAAGGGAAGTTTACGCGGGGAGAGAACACGGTCTTAGATATCGAGACTGAGGACGTCGGTAGCCACCCGGATAGTGGGGAACATCTAACGCAGGTAACGCTCAAGCTGGAAGCATAGAATGCCGGGGGCAACGTACGATCTAAATGTCACTTGCGGCCGGGATTTTTATCTTTCGCTCACTAACCAAACGGCGTTAGGTAACCCGTGGGATATGCGCAACTACCTTGCGTTTATGACCGTCAAGGCTTACATCAATGACCCGGATGCGAAAGCCCTTTTCCAAAGTGCACCTTCGTGGACTGATCTCGGGTTCGGGAAACTTTCCTTTCATCTCCCACATACAACTACAGCGGGTTGGTGGAAAGCGCCACCGAGCGGGAGCGGTGCGATATCGACTGTTTGCGTCTACGATGTTGCTTATGCGGACGGTTCCGCTCCGGTCCGGAACTGGTCGACTGTTCTATCCGGCACGGTCATTCTAGCGCAACCAGTTACCGTTACTATCCCCGGAGGGTAAATTTATGGCCGCAACTATACCGCCCGATGTCAGTCTAACTTTAACTATCGGTCCGGAACTGGATGTCGAACAACTGGTCGTTGATACTACTGACGTCCTAGTTACAACGACCGAGACGCCACTATTATTATCCCTCGGGCTAGTCCAAGGCGAAGCCGGTTATGTCGGTCCGCCCGGTCCGCCCGGAGATGCTGCAACTTGTGATGCGGGTTCTACTGCGACATCTCCGCCGGGGAGTTTTGCAAAAGTTACGAACGTTGGTTCGAAATCCGCGGCCATATTCGATTTTGAAATTCCGCAAGGAATTGCGGGCCCGGTCGGTCCGGCTGGACCTATGTTGTGGGTGCCTTATACCGGGAGTGGCCAGAGTTTCGTTTATCAAAATTTAACTCGTGACGGCGACTGGACGATGTGCGCCAATAAAAACACGAGCGACCGACCGGCACCACAAGCGACTGGAACAGAAGAAGATTTGTTGCCGCCTTGGACACCGGCGAGTCTTAACGCTCGCGCTACCTACACGGTCTATAACGAGTGGACGCTTAACCAAAGCGGGTGGCTAGATCAGTACGGGATCGACATCTTAGCGCAGAATGTCAGCGCTTTGCATCAAGTTACGCTCACAGTAAACGGCGCCGTTAAGGATCATGTTAGTTTTACGCCCAATGGTCCGGAAGTTTTCTGGATTAATATCACGCCGCTCTTAGTGGTGAGTGGGGCCGTCGTCCGGGTTACCTTACAGGTTTCGATAGTCGCTAATAACTTGATGTATTGGCTCCAGCAAACGGCGTTGTTTGCGACGGCACCGAGCTATTGCTCTCTTGCGGTCGGGAGTAAAGACGGCGCGGCGGCCGGGACGACGGCGTACGGCTGCCATGTTATATTTATTCCCGGTGCTGCTAGTCCGGATTGGGACATAGTCGCGTACGGCGGCACGGCTTCGCCTGGCTCCGGTACTGCGCCACCGCTAGCCGACACGACTCAGGACGGGCTCTTACGCAAGGTTAGCGGATTAACAACCGATTTCGTTGATGGGAGCAACCATTGCCAGAATCTAATCGCAGCTGTGCCACTAGCGAGCGCTACCCAGAGCGGGCTCTTGCGCCAAGTGAGCGGACTAACGACTGACTTTGTCGACGGTACGAACACTTGCCAAGCGTTAGCGCCAACTATCTGGAGTGTTCGCCTCCGATCGTATAACGCCTTGGCCTGGGGTAATTGTAATTTCGAGGTAACGCAGCGCAATACCGGCGCCCTCATCGCCACACCGGCTAACGGCGCATTTATTGAAGATCGCTGGGGTTGTAACTTGCTCGGGATCGGTGCCAGTTTTCAGTCAATGACTATTGGAACTGCAATCCCTGGAACTAATTTCTATATCAGTAACCGTCTGATGCGGATTACCCTGACGACCCAGAAAGCGTCTTTAGCCGCAGGGGATCTCTTGGCCTTGATCCAAAGCGTAGAAGGATCGAATTTGCGGGAATTAATTGGCGACGTTCATTCCGTATCGCTTTTGGTGCAATCGAGCGTTGCCAACCTCCAGTTCGGTTTATCGCTGCGAGATGGCGGATCGACTGCCACGTTAACTAAACTGTGTACGTTAGGAGCAGCTAATACCCCCACCCTGATCAGCTTGCCCAATTTGCCTACGTTCGGGAGTGGTGGCGGGACTTATTCCACTAGTCCGGGGCAGATAGGCTATAAAATTGGGATCTGTTTAGCCGCTGGCACATCGTTTATCAATTCCGCCAATAACGTTTGGACCTCGGGGAATCTACCGGGCGCAGTGGGTCAATCGAACTTTGCTGCGAGTCCAGTAAACTCAACCTTCGACATCGCTTTTATCCAGCACGAGCCAGGGCCGC